ATTGTCACGGCAAACAATCATAGGCCTTGCCCCGCCTTTGGTTGAAATGAAAAAGTCGTATCCATCGTGCGCCCCTACGGCCCCACCAGCTATACGTCCGTTTTTGTTGTAAAATGTAGAATAACCAGCTACGGATCGACCGTTTTTCTCGATGAAGTCGAGTGCCCCACCATGTAACCTCAAACCGGACTTTTTGCCCATAGATCGAAAGATCCCGTTTTGTAAATCAAAGTCCGTAGCACCATTTAACGATGATAGCTTACCACCTTTGATAATATTCGCTGTCAGACCGTCTGATACGATATTCTTTGCCGATACGTTGATAAGCTGTGCTTTGCTCGCGTCAATCTCGCTGATATGAGCTGTACCAATCTGAGCTTCACCAATCATGGATTTTTTAATGACTCCATCTTTGATGATGGTTTTTTCGCCCACCGAGAGCAAGCCCTCGTTAATTCGGACTGATCCGTCCGGGTTGAGGTTGATCGCTCCCAATACGTCACCGGCGCTGTTTAGGTTACGCACTGACCAAGAGCCGGCGAGCTGTGTGACTTGCGTCCGTGTAGCCTCTGCCGTTTCCTTGGCTTGTCTGGCTTGCTCTGCGACTTGGATCGCTTTGGCTTGTGCGTCCTCGGCTTTTTCTCTCGCGTAGCTTGACATAGCTGAAGCCTGATCTGCTCTGTATTGAGCACCAATAGCAAGTTGCCTTGCTTCACCTACCTTGTCAGACACTTCGCCGATTTTAGTTGTTAGTTGCGATCCGAGGGCTTTCGTCTCAGCGAACGCGTCGTCAAATTGGCTTGGCTTGTATGGTCCAGTATTCGAACCTCGAACCAAAATAGGCTCTTTGAACTCAATCCAACCATTCTTGGCTAGGAAGATATAAAATGGGTAGTTTTTATCTTCACCAAAAGCAAAATCTTCCTGCATGGTAAAAGTCTTTTGGAACTCTTGCCATTCATTCAATGCTGGCCGATTTTCACCAATATTAGACCATGTTAGGGTTTTATTTTGACCGTGGTTTTTGATATTAAACGCAAAAGAAACATCTGGATACTCTCTAATACGATACTTAAAACCAAGCGTGTAAGTCTCGCCGTGATAGACTTTTTTAACGTAAATCGGCAACGTGAACCCTGTCCAGTTATAACCTGTTAGACCCTGCGCCTTAATTGTGAAAATACCATCGTTAACCGATACACTTGCATTTGGATTGTTGTTTCCGACAAGCGTATTCGTAGCCATCGTCATGGAATTGACGATCAAGTTATTGTCATCGGTAACATACTTACCAACCTCAGTTTGAAAGATATCACTGGACATCACCAAGCGTGATAGCTTGTCCGGGGCGTCCGTTTCAGACGTACCGATGATACGTTCATAGAGTTTGTTCGACTCCGTGAGCTTGTTATATTCGATCGTTTGAGCTGTAACTTTTCTGGATAGGCCGATTAAATCCTGACCCATGTCGTTTTGGACTCGATCCAAAGCGTCAAACTCGCCCTTTGTTGCAAAATTTCGAGACACTTTGGACACAATCTTACTATAAATCGTGTCACCATCAACGCCATTTACACCTTCCGTGACTTTGTTCTGCAAGTCCGGACTGTTCAAAATCTGTTGCTTGATCTGGTCAGATAGCTTGCTAGTGTCTGGTAACGTACCGGCTTTCTTGAGGGCTTCTTCTGCCTTCGCGTTCGCTTGTGCGATTGCTTGGTTCGTTGAGACTTGGGCGTCTGAGATTTTCCTATCAACCTCTTTCTTAACCTTGTCAATATCCTCTGTGTCGATCCGTTTCTCCCACTGAGAGCCGTTCCAAACATACATTCGGTCATATAGACCGTTCTTTTCAAACCAGATATCACCGACTTTATGCTCGCTATTATCCGGGCGATTGTACCAGACTTTATTTCCTTGAGCATTCAAGAGATAATCTGGCAAGGTATTTACCAGTCGTTGCTGGTTGCTGGCCAAGTCGTCAATCTTACCGGATAGGTTGCTGGTCATTGATGATTTAAAGCCATCACCGATAACACCAACCTCTACGCTGTCATTCTGTTCTAACAGTACATCATAGACAATAGTTGTCAGTTTGGCATCTTCGCTGGTAAGACCAATCTGAGGATAATAGACGGGGACGATGTCGCAAAGTTCAGCTTCTTCTAAAATCTGAGTTAGTTTATAATCAAGTGTCTTTGATAAGTCTACATACTCGATTTTAGTATTGATTTTAGGAAGTCCTAGACGGTTATTAATTGCGTATTCTTTGGCAAGTCTGCGCAATTTGTCAATCGTTGGTACTTCCTTGTCTTTAAAATTAGATGAGAAATCAACGATCAAAACCCGTCGCTCATTGTATAGGCCGATATAAGGACCGTCTACATACTTCTCAGGTAGCTCAACTGTGACTTGTTGGCTGGTTGCTTCACCCTCACCAGTCCCTTGATTCTCTGGGGTGTATGTCGCATAAGGATAGACGCTGGTATAAGCGCCCTCGATATCTTGGTCGTCTTCTGCTCGCAGGATATTGCGACCATACTCTAAAACGGTAGGGCTTTTACGTCCTAGCTGTTTATGCAGTCTGATAACAGTATTATCAAACTCATATTCACCGCCCCAAACGTCAAGGATTGAGCCTTTGACACCACCCAGGGCATCACGCGCTGTCTTAAAGTCTGCGATATTCCAGCTTGTCTTTGAGGTTAAATCAATATCGGACCATGTATCAAACCGAATACCGCCCAGAGCATTTAAAGCCCAGATAGCCAAAGCTGACTGAGCTGTCCCTGTAGCGTTGGTATTATTTCTAATAGCCATCGTTTCGGTCAAGTGACTGATATGTTTGGCATAAACCTTTAAAATACCTGTGCTATCTTTGACGATACGAGAAACAAAGAAAGTCTGATTTTTGGTTCTCAAACCCGCATCAGACTTGATCCGCATATCGTTTTTGAACGTACCTGCAAGCGGGCCACTAGCCGGGTACTCGATATATAGAGTATAGTTCCCGTTACGTTCCCGTGTGACTTGTGCCTTTGTTGCGTCAATTTCTCCCAGACCGTAGGTTTCAAACGCCGTTTCGTTTGCATTATAAAGAATAGGTCTCATAATTTTACCCCCCAATTTGGGATTGTAAACACTTCAAAGTTACCGTCCCAGCTTATCAGATTACGTCCATAGTCAAAGTAAGGCATCTGGAATTGAGGGGAACGAACCACCTTGTCCCACGCTTGCAAGTTGCCAGAAAATACCTGGTTAGCTTGCATATCCAGAGTGATCTTATTCTGTACGGCTTTTAACTTGGTCTTGCGTCCGTTGATAGTAAGTGTGCAATCACCCGAACCGACAAGCGTGATGATTGGTTTAGCGTTAACGTTGCCCATGCCATTGATTGCGACTCCGTTTGTTAGCTTTTGAGTAGTGCGCCCCTGTTTATAAAACTTGACTGGATAGGTCAAGAAGTTCAGCTTGACTTTCCCAAACTGTCGCATAAGGCTAGACACCTCAAAAGTTTCAATAAAAGCTGACCGGTAGATAAAATCTGGATCCCAGGATAGGGTCAAATCTTTATAACCGTCTACATTGAGCCAGTTACTAATGTCGCTTTCTGCGTCCGTGAGCTTACGGTTTGAAAGGACGGTACAAGGCAGTTCCAGCGTTACCGATTTAAGACGGTTCTTTGAGATCAATAGATCACCATCGCGACCAGGGACCGCTACTGTTTCCACGTCGCTACCAGTCGAACTGATAATATAGTCGCTGGTCACTCGTAGACCGTGAGTGGTGCTTGATACACCATTAAATGTGAAACTTCCCATTAAGCCATTCTACCTCCTTCCAAATTCGTATAGTAAGCAAGCTCACGCAAGAGCCTGCGCATATTTTCCGGACTAAAGAAGTTGTCATTAGCCGTGCCGTTTGCATTAAGTGTATAGTTGTTTGTCACGTTTGAGTTTGAGCTTCCACCGCCTGCGTATCCAAAGCGCGTAGCTAGTGTATCAGTCAGACCACTGACAAGATCACCGCGACCTGACAAGTTAAAACCAAAGCCATCTGTGTACTTTTTGCCAGACTCTACTGTCTTGTTTGCAAGATCGGTCATGGAGTCGTCTACATAGTAGCCGTATTTTTCAATACCTACTGCCATACCTTCCGGGATAGCGCGACCGACTTGATCTCTAAATACCTTAGATGGCGAGTTGATAGCCAAAGCAGACCGAGCTGCTGCCACAGCTCCGAATGCAATGCTTGATGCTGCTGATGCAACTGCTCCAGCCATCGCGTAGATACCGCCCATCATACCCTCGCCAATAGACATACCTGCATTATATCCACCGTTATACCCGCCGGACATACCATTATGTGCCGAGGCTTTAAGGTTGCTTGACGCGTTAAACACTGCTCCGTTATGACTTGCTACACCACTAGTAACACCCGTACCGAATTGTGAGCCGGCATTTCTACCATCGTGGCCTAGCGATCTAACAGATGTATTAATCATCTGCTTCATAGCATTAGATGCACCAGTCGCGATGCCTTGCGACGACGTGATACCACCACCAATACCAGAGCCAAATTGTGAGCCGTACTGTTGCCCGTTCATGGACATCGCCAAAAACTGGGCAGAAATAGCAAGGTTCATGACTGATGCGGCACCAACTGCGACCTGTTGACCGATAGCAATACCGGCTGCAATACCACCACCAAATTCAGACCCTTTATTTTGTCCGTCCGTGGCCATGCCGTCCATTGTAGCAGTCGCATTTGATTTGAGGGTACTTGCTGCACCTTGCACGACATCGGACCGGCTCAATACACCATCTCCGACACCCGCACCGAGTTCAGCACCTTTGGCTTGACCCTCACCGAACAAGTTAGCTAAAACCCCTAGAGATGCGTTTTTAAGGCCATCTACTGCACCTTGGACCGATCCCTGGTTTTCTGTGATACCTTGAGCATATCCACCGCTCACTTGTGATCCGCTGTACTTGGCTTCAGTTGGCAAGTTGTTGAAGGCTTGTTTAGATGCCTCTGTGACTTCGGAGGCTGCCTGTTGGACGTCGCCTTTTCCAGATCTAATACCCTCTGCGGTCTTTTGAGGAATTTCGCGACCTTTTACTTCAAAACCTGCATCAGCGAGGGCGCTTCTAAACTCATCACCGATAGCCGTTACCATGTTTTGAATTTCTGGCGGTAACTCTTGACCGGTTGCACGGATACCGCGCAAGAATCCTTCTTTGGCTTTGTCGCCAGCTTCCGTCCATTTAGTATTAAGAGCGCCTAGCTGTTCATCTGATGCATTGACAAGGGCCTGCGTTTGGTCTGCCATTTTAGGGCCGGCCTGGCGCATTTGTTCGATAAGCCCTTGGTCCAATCCGCGTTTGGCGAGTGTTTCGAGGTTCTGCGACCACTTATCAACTGCGTCAATGTTCTTCTGCAAGTTAGCGGTCATTTGATCTGCAGATAAGGCTGTCTGCTGTTCGATAGCTTGGAATGCATTCTGAACTTCACCTTTGAGATTAGCAAACTCTTGTTGCATCATCTCTACAGCTTTCTTCTGCTCCTCGTTCATGTTCTCCATCGTATAAATCATACGACCAGACGCATCTTCTGTAGACTTGGCCTTAGTTTCGTTGTTTTTAACGATTGTATTCGTTAATTCGTTATCAGAATCCTCGGTTTTTTTGATGTCGTCCTGGAGCTTCTTGACTTCTTCGTTGTATTTTTTCTTAAATTCTGCCTTGGCCCCTTCACGGATTCGCGAGTTACTGAAAGAGCCTTCTTCCACGCTATCAGTTTTTTCGACAAGATCCTGGTACTGTTTCTCAACTTCCTTTATCTTATCCTTGATTTCAAGGCGCTTCTTGGCATTTTCTACCATTTTCTGGTTGGCGGCTTCAATTTCAGCCGATGCCTTGGCAATCTCAATCTGCTTACGGATCGCGTCCGTAGTCATGTTGATTGTGCCTGTGGCTTTATCGTACTGGATATTCAAGCCCTCAATACGTGAGTTAAGGGTTTCTGCTGCCGATGCAAGTTCTTTCTTCTGAGCGGCAGTCTTGTTTTCGACCGCGTTTAATTCGTCAATCTTTCTGACGAGTCGCTCGTTATCCTCAGCCGTCGCTTGGATCTCGTTTCTGCGGTCCTTATAGGCTTCGTTGCCTTTGTTTACACTTTCGTGTAAATCATCGAGGGAGCGTTTAAACTCTTCGTTCTTGGCCTTGGCTTCCTTGGACGCTTCGCTTTCCTGCGTCAACCATGACACCAGGCCAGCAATAGCACCGACAACCAGGAATACTCCGCCAGAAGATAGGGAGGCCAAAGCCCCAGCGAGTCCAGTAGTAGCACCCGTGGCTACAAGTGAGGTACTGGTCAGAGATACAAGGGAAGTGATAAGCGTACCAATTAGGCTACCGATACCCTTGATAATGGATAGCCCCAGCATAGCTCCTTTAAAGAGCAGTACTGCACCTACGACACCAGCGAATACCGAGATAAGCGGGTCTAATACAGGTTTAAGAAAGCCTAATACACTCACTAGTGACTTAACAACCGGAGTAGCACCGCGAATGACACCGATAATAATATTGAAAGTATTATTAATCGCATCTTTGATCGAGTCCAAATGTTTGGCTATACTCTTACCAGTGACTGCCTTACTCAAGTTGTCAAATTCAGTTATGACGTTTGCGATACCTTTTGCTACGGCCAAGACAATATTATTAAATGATGTCCTGATACCCTCAGAGTTTTTCTTCGCCATCTCAGCGAAACCATTCACTCCCTTGTTTAACTCAACCAGACGCTTACTAAAATCACTAAAAGTTATCTTGCCATCTTGCAAAGCCTTGTAGAGGTCATTTTGTGCCGATGCCCCAGCATAACCAAAAGATTCTGCTGTCTTCTGCAAGGCATAGGACATGGTTTCTTGCAAAGTCTTCCATGATTGCAAGTCAACCTTACCAGATGATAACATCTGAGTATACTGTGTTAAACCACGGCTTGCTTCTTCCGTTGATGCACCAGAAGCAAGAAAGGCATTGTTTAGGGCGATTGTTAACTTCGTAGACTGTTTAAGGTTACCAGTCATTGAGGTTAGCTTTTGAGTCGTAGCTACGACCGTATCAAGAGAAGTTGGTAAGCCCTCGATACCCTCGGCAAGTAGCTTGGTAGATGATGCTACATCTTTTGACGAGTGCCCCAGCGATTTCATGACTTTCGGGAAGCGTTGCAAGGTGTCAAAACGGTCAATAGCCTTGTCCATTGACTGGCTTACAAGGTTCATGGCTGAGCTTACAGCTTTAAAGGCTACAGCACCGACCGAAAAGTTTTTGATTGCGTCTTTGATCTTGTCAAATTTTGACGCGCTCTTTTCAGCCTGGTCGCCTGTAGTTTTGATGATGTCTTTTAACTTGACAAAACCGCCCCCACTTTGAGATGCGACTTGTCCAGCTCTATGGGCTAGATCAGCGCTTACCTTAAAACCATTCCCGCCGGTTTTACTGATTGTACCAGCTTCCCTTACTTTCTCGGCTGCCTGCTTAAAAGCATCACCACCAGACTTGGAAAGCGCACCGGCTTCTTTGATTTTAAAACTTGCTGACTTAAAGCCCTCTCCGCCTGTCTTGGCTTCGTTGCCAGAGGCTTTTACTTTTTCTGCCGCTTGTTTAAAGCCATCGCCCGAACGTTGGGCTAGATCAGAGCTTTCCTTAACTTTCTCCCCGGCTTGTTTAAACCCAGAGCCAGAGCGTCCAGCTAAATCAGAGCTTTCTTTGATCTTCTCCCCAGCACGACGAAAGCCATTGCTAGAGGTTTCGGACAGCTTCGCACCCTCGGCCATACGGTCACCGGCACGTTTAAAACCTTGTCCAGCTCTTAAAGCCTTGTCACCAGTTGCCTGGATACCATCGCCTGCCGTCTTGACACCTTGGCCCGATTTGCGGGCTTCGGACTCTAAACGCTTCAAGGCATTTGATAGCTCTGTAAGTTTGCGCCCATTTACCTGGACGTCAATAACTATTTTTCCATCCGCCATTATTCATCTCCCTCCTTTCCATCTAATCTGTATTTAGTTTGTAGCCGTCTCATTTTGGCCTTGTACTCGCTACTATCGTTCTTTGAGGGTTTCCAAGACCGTATCTCTACCAATTGAGATACAGCCGTCCCCTCTGGTAAACCGTTAAGTAGCGCGATAAATTCTGGCCATGTTAGCCGGCCTTGTGCTTCAAAGAGGTTGATATTGTACGCTTGCACAAAGCTCGCGTATATTTCCTGCGCGTCTATTTCAAAATCAATCAAACGAATATCATCTTCTTCGTCCTTGGCTACTGGCATAGGGTTTCCGTGGCGGTCATAAACCACGCGCTCTTTTTTAGTTTTCAAAAAATGCTCGTCGATATATTCCCACACGACTACTATATCCTCTGGGTTATCCAAGGCTTCGTCCGTCATCATCAAAACCGCTGTACGCATCTTTTCAAGATTATTCATGACTTCATTGTCGAACATCTCAAAGACATCAAGCACCAGATCAAAGGAGCAGTCCACCTCATAGGTGCGCCCGTTTAATTCAAAGGAGTTCTGTATAGGCTCATTTAATTTCATGAGCGGTCCTCCTCGCTATTTTTTACTGGTCTTTTTTGTCTTTTTGGCTTTTGCTTTTTTAACAAACGACTCAGCAACCGCACCCGATGCCTTGGCTCGTTCTTGTCCTAGACGGTCAAGCTCAGCACCCAGCATTGTATCAACCTCATCAAATGCATGATCCAAAGCGTCAAGGTCTGGATAACGTTTATAGAGCTTGGCAAAGGTACCGTCCCCGAATAAAACATCATATTTAATCTCCGTCATTTTCTTCTGCATCTCAAAGGCTTCGTCAATAACCCGCTTGTTAATAACTCCTTCTTTGAGATCGTCAAACTCTCCGTTATTCGAGCGCTCAATCAGCTCTAACTGATACTTGTTAAAGCGTTCTGCGATATCTTCCCGGAGCGTTGCAAGACGTGAGATATTCTCCAGTGATGTATCAAACTGGAGTTCAATTTCTCCGATGTTGATAGGGATATAATTGCGTTTTAGTTCGATTGAAATAGGCATGATTTTTCCTCCTTTAATGCACAAAAAAGAGCGTCCCAAAAAGGAACGCTTTTACTTTTACTTATTAGCCTACGACTGCAGTAGTTTTAGGAAGTGAGTTGTAAGAAATCTTACAAGAGAATTCCTCGTAGTTTGCAGCAGCCCCAGAGCCTGCCTTGATTGCTGACACGGTAGCAATTCCGACGTGTTGGTTCTTACCGTCTGAGTCTACAACCTTGTGCCAAACAAGCCGGTCGTTACCGAGTTTGTACTTCAAACCAGCGATAAGAGCCATTGCTTCATCTTCCTTGTCGTAGGTACCTTTGAATGTGTATGATCCTTTTACAGATGTAACTGTAGTTTCTTCTGTACCGTCACCGTCGTAGTAAGCGACTGATGTAGTAGCTTCATCTGTATCGTCTTCCACATCTTCGATCCATTTCGCAAGCTCTTTGTAGGCTTCTTTTGCTGGTTCAGTCTTTGGATCAGTGACTGGTGCGATAAAATGCCCGCGGAGGGCGTTCTTTTGACGTGCCATATATTACACTCCTTTATTGTTTAGAATTGTTAGGTTTGCAGTGATATCCTGCAGATAAATATAAAAACCCTGCTCGTCCCGTTCATTTAAGGACGGCTGGGTAGTTGTTAAGTTATTAAAAATATATGAGTTGTTTTGACTCGGTAAGACCAGATCAAATTCAGAAAGTGCTTTGTTAATTTCCCAAAGGCACTCACTAGCCGTTGATTGATCTTTTACCTTAACTGCGATTTCAAAGACTAGAGTCACATCTCGCGAGCCGTCCATATAAACACGCTCAACCTTACCGCCTGGAAGCGGGTATAGAACCAAAGAGTCTAGCTCGCTTAGAAAGTCAAGCTCACAAGCAAGCGGTAGACCGAGAGTGTTGATAAAATCGCGCAAAACAACGTTAAAATCATTGTTACTTTTCATTTAGTCAACCCCATTGCTTTCAATCCGACTTCTGCCCACTTGTTACCGTGGTTAGCTGAGGCCTTTAAGTCCCAGCGTTTACCAGTCCCAGGAGTGGTATACTTCCCAAAGCTAAAACTGCGATACTTGTTATAAGCACCACCGTAGAATTGGGCGCGTGCGTATGGTGTATTGTAGATAATTTGCGAGCCATTGCCAGCTACATGACCGCTAGATCGTAGCGGGCCATGCAATAACGGCACATACGGCTCCATATCTAGTAGGGCTTGGTTTGCAATCTCTAACTGGGCTTTACGCTCTGACGCTTGCGATGTCTTCCGTGTTGCTCCACTCAAATCTATCGTGACATTGATACCCATCACATCACCTCGATTTCATAGCAAAAGACTCGACGGCTGAAAGGCTCATAAACAGGAACGATCTTGTTTACAATATATTCATCGTCGCCATCTTTTACGATTGAATTCCGATATGACGAATCAATCTCTACATCACAATACTGAGGGTATACGAAGATAACCCCAGGCGCACGAAATGACGGGTTCTTCTGTCCGGACGGGTTATTGACTGACCCAGGACCGTCAAAGTTACGGTCAAAGCGAACTGGACTTAAAAGAATAGGGTAGGAGAATTCTTCTTTCCCCCACCCGTCTTTTTTGCCTGTTGGCTTCGAGATCGTCACTGAGTCAACTAGTGTCCGTTTATCAATAACGACCATAATCCACCCCGCTATACAAGAAACCAGCCGATTTAAGAGCGTTAAATGCGTCAAGGGATAGATTATACCCCGATGCAGTTTCAGAGGCCCTAGAGCCGTTATTTGAGCTGTATGACACCGATGTGCGTCCTAGTGTGGTACTTGATATTGTCAGCTTATCCTCGGCTGTTAAAATGCCCGTACTATCCAAGTATTGGATCTGGTAAGCCGTAGCAAGTTTAACTGCTTTCTTGCGTGCCTTATGGTCTGTGTCAAAATTATGGAAGTCATAATAATGACGGATAAAGAGATCAATAGCAAGCTCAGCCCGTTTAAGTAACGCTTCAAATTCGCTTGTACTGTCAAAACCTAACTCACGATATTCTTCATGCGTTAAGTATGCCATGATACCTCCTATTCAGAGGCCACCTTTTGGGCCACGGTTTCGCTATCAGAAACAAGCTCCAACCATTCCTCACCAAAGGCGAGGCTTGTCTTTTGGTTGATTTCTTCTGCTTCTGCAGTCGTTAACTCGTAGACCGTGCCCTCGTCAAAGTTTTGGTCTGTTGACTCAATCAAAAAGTTACAAGTAGCTTTATATTTCGCCATTCGTTACTCCTTGATCTCGTAACCGCTAGTCAGAAAAGCAGATACTAGATTGGGATCAGTGATGGTAAAGGTTACATCGTCCTTTACCAAAACCGTCGCAACCTGTTCAGTCACTGCTTCTGTTTTAGTTGTTTTTGTTTCTTCTGCCATTCGTTACTCCTTACGCAGTTTTATGAACGTAGATCGCTTTCTTTTTGCTGTCCAAAACGAAGGCATCGTAACGGATACGACCTTCTACAAGGTAGCCGTTGATTCCTGGTGGGTTATCGTGGATCTTGTAGTCTTCGAGTTTGACCGGAGAAGTAGTTGCAATAGGGTGCGCGATAACAAACGCTACGTTTTCAGGCAGGCGAGAAGTTGGAGTCAAGATAACAGGCAAGCCGTCGATAACTCCCACTTGACCCTTAAACGCTACTTCTTGACCGAGGTCAGAGTTCTTCACGAATGATGGATCAAGTTTGATGAGTTTGTAAAACTCAGGAGATACGTGGAGCTTGCGTCCTTCTTCCGGTACAAGCGCATCAGTCAATTTAACTTGACCGTCAAGCACTGCTTCATACGCGTTGTTTTTAGTGACTGCGCCAGTTTTAACGTGATCCGTATCAGCACCAGCAACTACTTTACCAAAACGGTACTTATCAACTTCTGGGATAACCACTTCTGAAAGTTGACGGGCAAGGGCTTTGCCTGCTTCCATTGCGCCGTTTGTATCTTGGACTGAACGTTTGTCAATCGTGAAAGTGAATGAACGGTCTTTAGTAAGTGTCAATGTTTGTACATTGTTTTCCAATTCTGCCGCTGTACCGTAACGGGTGTTACCTGTAAGCGCGTAGTCGTTCATTGCTGTAGTTGGGATTGAGTAAACTTTAACAGTGTCTACACCGGTAAAGTCAAAGTCCTGGTTAACAATACCAGTTGAGAGGGCTTCTTTGGCGAAGCGCTCATCTACTTTTGCGTCAAATTTTGATGCGTAATTGATAGTCATATAGGTCTATCCTACTTTCTTTTATTTTAAATGCTGTTAAAGCCAGCAAATAGAGCTTGTTCTTCCGGGCTGAGGTTGTTGTCACCACCAGCGGACGGATTGCCACCAAGCGCGAATTTTGGCTGTGGTTCTTGTGGTTCTTCCTGTGTTACGAAAAGGTAAGGGCTTGATTCCTTTAGACCGTTGATAGTTTCTTCTAGTTTTGGCTTGCCATCTTCAGCAAGTTCGATCTTGTCAAGATCAATAAACTTCATAAGGTCCTCGGAGTTATGCGCTCCCACGTCTTTCAAAGCCAAGGCAACCGCGTTGGTTTTTTTAACTTGTGCAAGGTTCGCTTCACTATCCGTCTTGTAGCTTTCAAATTGAGCTTGTAAGTCTGCCAGTTGTTTCTTGGCTTCTTCACTAGCTCCTTCTTTAGCTTGCAAGTCTTTGATAGCTTGGTCACGTTGCTCAAGTTGTGTTTTTAAGCTGTCGTTTTCTGCCTGTACTTCAGATCTGGCCTCTTTGATTGCTGACCCGTACGCTGCCATAATGCGCTCAATAGTGTCCTTGTCTTCAATACCTGCATCAACTAACATCTCGCGTTTTAAACTCATGTCTAAAACTCCTTCCTGTTTTACGTCCAGTAGACGATTTCGACGGTTTACGTCCGTCAACGAAAGCTCCCAGCGGGTAACGATCCCGCAAGAGGTAAGAAAAAAGGAGGAAATCACCTCTTATCCAGAAAGGGAGCAAAATAAAAAAAGGCTATAAAAGCCTTTATTCTTCGTTTGGTTCAAAATAAATTTCCCGTGAGTAGTCACGATGCAAGAAAGGTTTGTCTGCGATATAATCTCGCAAGGTTGCCTGTTGGTCTCTGATTTTGGTTTTGAACTTACTGATAAGTTCCTGGTCACCTAGTTTTTCAGCTACGTGTAACTTCTCCTTAGACTTGCGAATAGCTCGCTCGTATGCCCTCTGCTTAGATTGTGCATTAGCATTTCTAATCGCTTCTTCTTGCGTGACGTTCTTAACATCTGGGCCAAGCTCTGGCAACTCATTAATACCAGGTACAAACGGGGTCAGCATGTGTCCGCAGTTGATACCAAGACAGCCCCCAGGAGTCCCATAGCCATGATCCGCAAGCGATAGAATACTGATGCCGTGTTCTTCCCTCGCTGGTCCATAAGTTACAATATGATGCTGCAATGGTGCGCAAGCCTCGCGGGCCGTTGCTTTCTTGGAATAATAAAAGGTATCAATACCAAGCTCGTCCGCTGGCATCGTCCGCATCTCTCGGTAGCTACGCATAACAGTAGTTTTAATAACAGTTCTAGCGTAGTTGTCTACTTTCCAATAGTGCCCGCCTCGGTCAATAAAGCCCTTGAAACCTATCTCTTGCCATTTCATCACGGTTTGAGATACGGCCTTGTCATGTGTGACTAGACCGACCACTTGACGGGCTACCACTTCCTGGACCATTTGACGATAGACATCTGTAACGATTCCTGGAAGCGTGGTATTAATCAAGTTACTAATATCACCGTGCGACTGTTCAAAATATCCAGCTAGCAACTCCTGCGCGTGCTTAGAATTGCCAAAATCACCGCCTCCCAGGTCGTCTATGAGTTGTTCTTTGGTGGTCTGATAGATTTTAAAGCCTTCGTCCTCAATGACCTTTCTGAGCTGTTCACGGCCTATTTTAGAGTAGCGTGCGATTGTATCCAGGTTCTGCTCATTTAGCATGTGCATCTGGCTCATTCGCTCTAACTGCCAGATGTACGGGTTATCAGCCAAAGACTCAGCCCCGCGCTCCAATAACCTGTCAATAACCTCGTCGAATAGGTCACGCGCCATTTGATGATAGATATCACCGACTTGTGAAGCGCGCAATTCTAGTTGTTCCTCGTTAAACAATACCGGATACTTGTTACGCGCCATTTACTCACACTCCATAAATATCAACTTCACTCTTGCTACGCTCTAGCTCCATGCTTTCTGCTGTTTCCTTTTTGATGTCCGCAAGCATTTGTTTAGCTTCCTGGTCTGACAAGCCCAGCGCCTTAGATATAGCGTATTGCTTGCTGACAAGGCCACTTAACAAGGCTTTCGCGTAGTAATCCAGCTCGTTATTCTTATCAACAAAGACACCATCATCAAGGTTTACCGTGATATCGTCCATCTCAGGGATAGGACCGCTATACAAGCTGTACAGCTTCCCAATCTCACAAATAGAGATCACAAGCTCTTTGATAGACTGGTCTACAAGGCTTACGATACTGTTTCTTAGCTGGTATGTATCAGAGTTTTCAGATACAACCTCGGTCGCAGTCTTCATTGACTTACCGTCAAACGTAAACATTCCAGGCGATACTCCAACCTGCATTTCAAACAAGGCAAGGCCCTCGTTGATTGCCTTGATATAGTCGTCTGACCGGATAGGAGTTGTAAGGTCTGTGATATTGATCGGTGTATCTTTGCCACCGTCTATCTGTTCGTAAACGTTTTGTTCTGGATCAAATTCGCGCGTGACTAAATCAGTGTCTCCGTGATGGTCAAAACCAATCCGGACAGTTTGGTCTGGTACTAATACGCGTCGTTGGCCCATTCGTACCTCCCACTTAAATTCATCATAAGTGGTGTTGATAAAGTCAATAGTACTTTTAGCATTATCAAAGATAGACAGACCCAAAGGGCTGTTGATATCCTTGTTATTCATGCCTGGTGGTTTTAGGTAAGTAAACAACGGTCGTGTAAGCCCGTCAAGCGTTACTTCTTCCTCAAGGTCCTCGTATACCTCAGATAGTGGTACACGGTCACCAACGCGCTCTTTTTCATTCGAGCGATACAGCTCGTTAGTGATTGTGTATTTGCCGTCCTTGGTCCACTCGTGCAACTCGATTAGAGTATAGTAGATTGTTTCCTTGCTTACAGTCTTTTGGCTCTTGTTGATAATTGCTGCAGAAGAAACGTCCTGCGTATTGGACTGTAAAGGATAAAATACTGGGGCTTGGACGAATGAAATCTTGATCTTGTCGTCGTCAACGTACGGACGCATAGCAAGACCACCCAAGGCCAAACAGCTCTCAAGGTAACGCTCAAAGTTCTTGTTAAACCGGTCATTCAGTAAAACCGTTTGAATGAACTCGTTTGTTGTTCCGTTCGCAACGCTTATCTCCGCCTGTTCATTAAATACCAGGCTGGCAATCTTTTTACAAGCCGTGCGGGCAATAGGCAAGTGATTTCTAGTCCGTTGTTTATCAACTCGATTTGAATTGCGGTAGCGGATAGGGTCCCACTTACTCTGATAGTATTTCAAGTTTTTCTGAATACGATCGTATTCATCCTTGTTAATTGCGATTTTAGGATGTTCTGTGATATTGCCTAGTGATTGGCTTGTCATTACATATTTACCCCTCTTAAAAATATTTCTTATTGATTGTAAGATACTCATTTCAAACCTTTCTCTAGGCTTTTAATCGTAGTAGTTGTGCATTATCAACGACCATATACTGGAACGCGTCGCAAGTGTGATCGTCCTCTTTAATGACTTTCGGGTCGTCGTCCCTGACCGTCTTCTCGTCCCATTGATATCGTTTATGTTCCTCAATAAAATACTTGAGGTTGTTCTCGGTTGGAAAATAATAAAAACGACCATTCGCAAGAAGCGACTGGACGTATTCTGTCATTATTATTTTTTTCTTCTTGGCTACCGGGTGCCAACGAATACCAAAGTCTTCTAAATACTGGTTTCTCAATGCTCCCTCCGCACTATCTATCGTCATTTCAATGACTGGCACATTCGGATATTTCTGCGTCTGCTTGATAACAAAGTCATGAAGCTCTTTAGATAATACGCTCGGGGCTTTCTTCTTAACCTTGCCAGCCGGGCTGTAGTAGTAGTTATCCACAAGATAGAGATTGGATCTATTAGTCACAACCGCGTGTAAGCAAGTAGTTGCTGATTGTTGGTGCCCTGTATCTGCTGCGAATAGCTGGCCGATGACTCGTTCTCCGTCCGGTATCTTGTCCGCGCGTTTAAACAGATCCATGTTATAAACGTTTGTACCAAGGCCCACGGGTTCACCCAGATATAAATACCTGTAGTAGTCGTAGTCGTTGGTCTTGATACGCTCAATCTCGTCCAGCATTTGTTCTGTAACAAAGCCCAGTTCGTCGTCCAGATAGCTAGACTCATGTATCAAATACTTCTCAGCCGTTCGCAACGAATCAACCCACTCATTGATCCAATTGTAAGGGTTACGCGGTGGGTTGTACGACCAGAAGAATTGCACGAATGGATAGTCCGGGTGCTTCTGACGCATGAAAGTACTGTTTGACTGGTCGAACTCTTCTGAATCAGCAAATTCTGCTGCTTCCTCGTACCAAACAGCAATAACCTTTCCGACCTCATTAGATTTCAGTTTTTGGAAGTCGTCTTGACCGTAGAAGTGGAACGTCGAACCCGTCCGTCTATGTACGATCTTATAAGGGCTTTTAGTCCGCTTGAACTGATTAGCCATGCCAAACTTATCAAGCGCCCAGATTATTTTCTTATAGACACTATCAAAGATTGTTTTACCAACCTTACGGACTATGATGATCTCTACGCATTGCCCCTGGGTTATCGCTTTGATCATCATAAAAACAAGTAAGAGAGCAATGACTGAAGACTTAAACGAGTTACGACCACCTTTTAAAACGTTGTAAGGCTTTGCTGACCGCCACACGCTGTAAAACTTAGGATTGATCTCTTTACTGAGTTTTATAGTTGGTTTAGTCGTTCGGGATATCGTCGATGATGAGGATTGACTCATCAGCACCACCTCCCGCCTCGTCTAATGCTTGGGCCTTACGTTTGTTTTCGAGTTCCAGCGACTTGATACGTGCTTTTTGCTCTTTCTTATCAAGCGTATCCTTGGCACCCTCGCTGTTTACTATCTTAGATATTAACTCCATGTGACGCGAGCTACCTTTTAAGGCTTTTTGCATTGCTACCAAAAG